ATACACAGCGCAGCCGGGAACTTCGTTCTGGCAGGGACGTTTCTACTTTCACTTTGGTTGGGCGGCCATAGCCCTCTGGATTGCTTCTATTATCTTCTAGTTTACTAAAATGCCCGACGTGGTAAATTTCGAGCCTCAGATAGACTTTGTTACTCCTTTGCATAAGGACTGGAGTAATCACTGGCTAATTCTACCCATCGTAGATGGAATGACTCCAGCTATGATAGACTGGGTGCATACTCTCAACGCGCTAGGTTCTCTTTACTACTTTAGTAAAGTAGTCCTTCGGAAGCACCGCTTCGTTTCCCCGCTACACAAAGACATCTGTGATTCTTTGGAGAAGGATTCCCTCAAGGAAGTCCTTGAGATTCCTCGTGACCACTTCAAATCTACGATTTGTAGCGAATGCTTCCCTATGTGGCGGGCATTACCGTTCACCACGAAGCACGAAGCGTATATCCGTGCTCTTGGTTACTCCGATGAGTTTATCGCATGGATGCGTCATGTACACGATCAAGACGCTAGGAATCTTCTTGTTAGTGCTAATATCACAAATGCTGCTAAGCTTGGGCGGCGTATTGACTTTCATTACAATAATAATGGCTTCTTTAGAGGCTTATTCCCGGAAATACTCCCAGAGAAGAGTGATCTCTGGTCATCGTTCTCGATGACACAGAAACGTAGCAAGACTGCTACCAGTGCTCAAGGCGAAGGTACTTATGACTTCCTCGGAGTAGGAGCCGCCCTCCAGTCACGTCACTATGATCTAATAGTACAAGACGACTTAGTAGGCATGGATGCTCTCGATTCCGAGTTAGTCATGCAGGGAATCATAGACTACCACAAGCTCCTAGTCGGAGCCTTCGACTCTGTACCCGGACGCGCAGACCTGAGCGGAGATGAGATTGTAGTAGGTAATCGGTGGCAGTATGAAGACCTTAACGCATATCTGCGAAAGTTTGAGAAAGAATTCTCCATCACTACACACTCTGCAATCGGGGGTTGCTGCGCTAAACATCCCTACGGGAAGCCTATCTTTCCAGAAGAGTTCTCCCTTGAACGTCTCCAAAGCATCCAGCAACGTCTCGGTACGTACTTCTACTCCTGTCAGTATCTCAACTCTCCAGCACCTCCCGGCGAAGAAAAGTTCAAAGAAGCGAATCTTCGTTGGTTTAACTACGAACGCTTCCTCGACAAAGAAGCCGGAGGATACAAAGTAGACTCTCGTAGTGTAGTAGGACCGCTTGTGGCTGCGCAGTGGAAGGTAAAGATCGTCCATGAAGTACGTAAGGGGGAAGTCTTCAAAGACGTACTTCCTTCACACTTAGAACGAGCCATGATAGTTGATCCCTCCCACGCGGGAATAGACGGCAGAAGTCGTCACGCGATCATCATACTTGGCTTTTCTAATACACCAGTGCGGAACTATTTGTTAGAAGTCTGGGCAGAGACTAATGACTATTCCGCACTGGTGAATAAGATGTATGAACTCGGAGAAAAGTGGAAGATACGAGTTCCGTACTGCGAGTCTGTTGCCTTTCAGAACTTTCTTAAGTATCACTTTGAGACTCTTAAGAAGTACCGTCAAAAAGACGGAAAGTGGGTCTTTGACCGCGTAGACGTGGAAACGCTCAAGACAGATCGTAGTAAAGACGGAAAAGAGAAACGAATCGAATCCATGTCTCCTATCTATGATAGGGGAGAATTCTGGTGTTGTAAAGTAGGTTGTAATCAATTCCTCGAAGAATACCGTAAGTATCCGTACTCTAAGTATAAAGACGTACTCGATACCCTCGGTTACTCTTTGCAGATTTGGAAACCTGGAAAGAAGTCCCGCGAAGAAGTAGTTGCGTGGCTTTCTAAGAACCAATCCTATAGAGATAGCTTAAGTGCTGACTCTGTGACTGGATACTAAAAAGGAGCCTCATTTACGATGCTTAAGACACTACTAACAACGAATCAACTAACCACTATCTTCGGAATCCTCGCAGGGCTTCCCGTGCTTGTGGCAACGTCTCTTACATCCATGAACGTAACTATCACGCCTGCATGGACGCATGTACTTGGATTCATTGGTGCTGCGGGTCTTATTGGGCTTGGTATTGTAGCTAAGTCATTTAACACACATTCCACTGTTGCTCAGGTAGAAGCATCTACTGCCGTAGTAACGAACAACCCGCAAGCATCTGCGCTAGTTGCCGCAGCAGATGCCCAAGTACAGGGGAAGAAGTAATGAGGCTACGGTACAAACTACTTATTCCCGTACTCGCGCTTGTCTTACTCACTGGCTGTATAGGTAATCCAAAGCCAGTCACAGGCAGCGCGAATCAATTCGATTCGGATAGTTACCTAACGTTGCTCACCACGGATACAGTAATCGAAGCAACGAAAGCGGATTTGAATAACGGAGCCTTCCCTGCTTCTACCGTAACAGGAGTAAAGACCGCTCTCAATGCACTTATCACTGCTTATGATGCCGCTCAGCCAGTGTATATCGCCTATCACACTGCTGCTCTTGCGGGACAAGCTACACAGGCACAGCAAGCACAAGTAACCGCAGCACTATCCTCCGTGCAGACGGCTACTACTGCTCTTGTAGTAGCGAAAGGAGTCGGACAATGAGTGCAGCTTCCGTAGAATCCACGATCCTTGAAATTCTTACTATTGCTCTTGCTGCTCTCCAAGCTATCCCTGCTACGGCTCCCGCTGGCGTAGCTGGTCTAGCATTGGTGCAAGTGATTCAAAAGGCAATGGCTGCGTATCAATTAGCAACAGGGCAGCCCTTAGACTTAACAAAAATTCCTTTGGAAGCAAAGGTTTAGTAATAAGAAAGGAGTAATATGGCAGAAGGATGGGGAAAACCGAACACAGTACCACCGATTAAACCAGCCGACGTAGCACCTGCATCGGCAGGATGGCATAAGCCCGGTGAAACTAGTACAGGACAACAGACTTTGGCTACGGTGGGAAGTATGCCATCGTCTCCTGCGGAACCTATAGGAGCGGTTGTTCTTTACAACACTCCTAAAGGAAAAATGAATCTCGCTTCTGTGCGTAGTGCATTAGATGGGAAATCATTCCATCTCAGCACCTTGGGCGATGATGCACTTAAGGCTCTTAATCAGAAGATCGCTAGGGGCAATGAAGATTCAGTTATTCCCTTTGTTGATCCGGCTAAGGTCGGTACTTCAGTAGGAGGTACGGCATGGGGAGTGAACGACTAGGCAGCTTCCATAAGGTACTCAGCTTTGAAGAGATTCTCGAACTCTTCAAATGGTTCATTGAACATAGAAAGGAAGTTGAAGAATTTATGAGTCAAGTAAAGTTTACTCTTTCTCTCACAGTCACCGGAGGTACAGGGTCTACTCTTACAGTAACCCCGTCTTCTGGAAGCGCCTCGTTTACCGTAGGCACATTTGCTAGTGAAATTCTTGGAGCAGTTACTGGTGGTGTAGCGCCTTACACTGCGTCTGTGGACGCATCTTCACCTAACCAACTGCCTCCGGGTCTTTCCTTGAGCATTGATTCTAATAACAACCTCGTCATTTCAGGAACAGCTACTGTTGGTGGTAGTGGTAGTGTTCTTATTGACGTTAACGATTCAGCGGGTAACGCCGTTGCTTCAGTGATGGCGAAGACTACTATTCGCTAGGTTTACCTACGATGCCTCTTGCAAATCCAGTCAACGTGGACTTCGGCACAGATAGCAATACTGTGTTAGCTAAGTACGTCGAGGATAACATCATGGTTCTCAAAGATGGCCTCACGAAACTTCACACAGAGAAAGTACAGAAGTGGCGTCGTCTTTATAGAGGCGTCCCTAAAGAGGAGAAGAAGAACTTTCCTTGGAAGGGCGCCTCTAATATTATCATCCAGCTTATTGGTGAGAACTGTGATACTATACGTGCTCGTATACTTGGAACGATCTTCGAGATTATGCCTTTGTGGAACACGCAACTAGTCGGAGATTGGAGCCGCGAAGCTCACGGTGGAGAACAGCAGGAAGCCATTCAAGAGATGATGAGTTATATGGGTCTTGAGCCATCAGAACTTGATCTCTACAGAGTAGAGAGTCAGGGAATAGACGAGTGTATCAAGTTTGGTACAGTTGTGTATTCCCTTCCTTGGGTTACTGACGTAGAAGCAGAGTGTATAGGAATGTCCTCCGAAGGAGGGAAGCCAGCGTTTAGAGAGTTTATTAAGTACGACGGCCCCCGCCCAGAGAAGATAGAATTCGAGAAGTGGGCAGCTACGCCTTCGGCATCGTCTCTTGAGCAAGCGGATTTCAAGTATAAGATAGTTACGCTCACTAAGCAAAAACTTGAAGAACGTTTCTTCAAGGGCGTATATAAGTTCAAAGAGAAAGATGGAGTAACTGCTGAGGATCAGAAAGATCAATTCCTTGCACGTCCGGATAGACCGGGGCCGTCACGAAGTGACACGGATAAGAACCAAGACAAAGGTATCTTAGTAACACAGGGCTACAACCAAGCAGAGTGGGACATCCATGAGTGTTGGTTCCCCTACTGGCACAACGGGAAGAAATTCCGCGTTATTTACTCGTTTCACTTGGAAAGCAAGACGTGCCTTCGCGCTATTTTTAATTGGTATCCAAAGAACGAAGAACCTTGGGAGATGTCCCGTTTTGGCTACACGGATGATGGTCTGTATGGATACGGACTATGTGAGATGTTGGAGTATTATCAAGAGGACGTAGTTACTGCGTATAATCAAAAGAACGACAACCGAACTCTTGCGAATACGTCAGTATGGCGTGTTGATCCAAATAGCAAACTAGACGCCATTTTCTCCATGTATCCGAATTGCTTAGTTCCCGCTGTAGAAGGAGAACTAGAGAAATTGCAGATGGGTAGTAACTATCCATCGAATATGGAAGAAATCCAGATGACTCTTGGTCTTGCCGCCAAGCGTGCTGGGACAGATGACCCCGGTTTCGCTGGTGCTGGTGGAGGAACTCAAAACGCGAAAAAGGGCATCTACTCAGCAATGGGTACGTTCTCGGTCATGCAAGCAGGAAATAGGCGAGTTAATCTCAATATCACTGACATGCGTTACACTCACCACAAGTTAGGAAGAAAGTTTCTCAATCAGTATGCCCAGTTTGGAATTGGGGAACGGATACAAGCATTTGGGGAACGAGCACAGTATATCCGCATGGCCCTGGATAACGTCAAAGCAGGTAGGCTTATCCTTCCCATACGGTCTGCTACAGCGTCAATAAACAAGGA